AAGCGTCTTCATAAACGAAGATATATTTGTTTCTACGTGATACGAATTTCCGCTCTCCATCGTAACAATAAATTTTTTATTCTTTATCTCGACGGACTCTATCATCTCAGGATTAATCATTACGTTTTTTTGTATGCCGATAAGTTCCATCAGAATGTATTAACTCCGCCTTTAGAAAGATTCACTTGCTTTCCAGTCTCGGTATTTTTTTCCTGAGCCTGTTGCAATAAAGCCGACTGTATCTGAATCAACTGTTCAAGAACATCTGAGGTCTGCTGTGCCATCTGTAATAACTGCTGTATCGACGTGTAAACTTCTAGTTTCGCTACGTGGTCATCGGATTCTACGGGAGGATACGGAACCTGCTGATTAGTCAAAGCCGCATTTACGTTTTCTTTCGCCTGACGTATCTGCTGAACACTAACGAACCCTTCCGATTCTTCAGGGCGAATGTTTCTAAACACATCAGGATTATTAATACGCATACGCAATAACATCTGCTCTATAAGCGGAGATAACTGCAACGTCTTTCCTTCTGTCGCTAACTTCTGAGCAATAATCGGGTCTTGAATACCCTGCATCATCAACTGCAACGCCTGCCCAAACTGCTGTAACTCCTTCTCAGGATTTTCAGGCAACATAGAAATAACGTCCAACTCAACGTCAACGTCGGCCTGTAACTCTTCCTTCGTCGGATTATCAGACCATTCCAAATCCATTGAACCAACGATACGAACAGCGTCTTCATAAGGCGTGTACTGCTTAATCAACTGATTGATATACAGAACACTTTCCTTCAAGAAATCAGCCATAATGTCCTGACGATACGCAGGACGAGCCGAGCCACCTGCATTACGTATCTTGACGGAAGCCGCAGACTCTTCTCCGCTCTGCAATGCTCCACGCTTTAAGTCAGTAACGCCAGACTTATCTTCCAATTCCTTCTGCAACCGCTGGTCAATTAAATAAAGCTCCGAAGACGCACCGCCACCAGCCGACGCAACGAACATTCTGTCTCTAGGGTTTCCACTATCAAATACAACAATGGTATTGTCACCTTGCTGTACCTTAGTAATATCTTCTTCGTTAGCTCCCTCTTTTGATAATCCAACCCAAGTCTTGCTATTCTCCTGTGCATTACGAACCTGAATATTGCGAATAACATTCTTTAAATCGCCAACGTCTTTATAGGTGTTAATATCAGGGATACCAAAATCTTTGTCAGGAACTTCATTGAACATCAATATTCTCGACGGAAAACCCTCAGCCTTAATGCCCCATTTATTTTCACGCAACGGTTTATCTTGGTCAAATGTCAATAATAAAATACTACCCGTCGAGCCTTCACGTTCTTCTTTCTTCGTCGGGCGTAAAAATATTTCATAGCATCTAACAAATTTACACGCTGAAGATTTTCGGAACCGTTCGCTGGAAAAATCTAAAAGAGATTTGTAATATGACTCTGGACGTTTAGCATCACCACCGCCTGAATCACGAAATTTATTGTAACTTGCCTTACCAATCTTCTGACCGTAACCGTCAAATCCTTTTATCTTTTTTTTCTCAACTTTCAACTTTTCATCTTCAATTAAATCCTGCAAAGGTATATCAATAATTCGACCAACCCATCGAGCCTCGTCGATGTCTGCATAATTTACCATCGGGTCTTTAATGAATCGCAATGGCGATATGCGCTTGACGAATACACGACCCTTCTTAATATAAAATGACTGCTCCTCGGTCATCCCGAAATCGCCTTTATATCCATGCCACAAAACACCGTGCGGAAATAACAGCGAATCCAATAATACTCGACGAGTTTCGTTCTTATATTTAATTTCACCCAACGAATAATTTAATATCGCTTCCTGAGTCTTGGCCGACTTAGAGGAATCCAATTCAGTCTCGACCATCTGACCGCTTATCGGGTCACGGCGTTTAGCGATAAATGTTTTATTGCGTGGTTTTAGGAATGCTCTGGGATTACGAAAAAATATGGAAGGTAAATTATTTTGGATAATCGGATATACTTCGTTAAGGACAATATCCCAATCCATTCCGAACGGAGGAGTGAAATCGCCCATATATCGTTTACATGATTCAATAACGATAGGTTGCAATTCCTCGACGTTGATAGCTTCCGCCATCCGTATCTCGTCTTTTAATTGCTCTACTCTATCTTTAGATATATCAGCCAATTAAGCCTCCTAAGCTCGAAATACTATTAGCACAAAAAATATATTTATCAAACTGTTTATTGAAATATTTTATATCGGGCATGTAACGCTGTTAAATGGAAATACACGCTTACCCTTACCGCCGAAAACAAAAGTCTTTCTTTTGTCCTGGGTAATAGCCCACTTACGCAGTTGCATAAATTTATCGTCCTTAGAATCTTCTTTCTTAATAACCCTGCCTTTAGGAAAGTCCAACAACTGACATAAGCCCTGAACAGCGTCGGCCAAGTCGTCATGTGGCGTCGAGCGTATACGGGTCATCTGCAATTCCAGCTCACCCATACCAGCCTTATGAAATAGCGAGTGCTGTGCATACCTCGGCTGACAACGCACCATTATCCGCTGTATCTTATCCGCATCCCACACCAAGTCTTTAAACGAAATCCAATGGTTATTCTTCTTCATCCACTCACGGAATAAGTGCTTATACACCTTCTCCAGCTTTGCCTTCTCTAACCCAACTGGTACATAATATCCCGTCAGCGCACGTAGACGTTTCTCCATCTCGACGACGGTAGCCATAAACACATCGGGCTTAACACCCTTCTTGTGAAAATAATCATCGACGAGTAAATACGACTCAGGCGTTAAAAAGCCGGGGACAATAGCTGTAGAATCACTCTCTCTTTTTTCTTCCCATGCTAAGTCGCATGATATGGCAGCTCGACAGGTTCTCAACTCGCCCCGGCATATAATAGAATCATTCTCGTCGTACAATACATAATCGTTCTCAATTATTTTCCATCTCCTGAAATCAGACGCCTTAATATCATTCATATCGCCATGCGACGGGTCATTCTGGTACTCTTTCGCAAATACCGCTGGCTTCTTAGCCCGTAAATCCTCCAACTCCGCCACACTCATCTTCTCAGGCCACAAACTTTTGCCACTATCGCCTAACGCCTTATACAATAACTTTCTGTATTCAGGATATTCGCCCTTAGACACCAACAAAGCCATTAACGCATCGTCATGTAATATCGTCCCGATGACAATAACATCCATCGTTTCTTTATCACCAGCAGGTATCAATGCTTCATCAAACGTCGCACGTAAGTTCTTGCGTCTAATTGGGTTCCTAACAAGCTCGTCATCCTCTAAGTCGTCAACTAATATCAAATCAGGTCGCCACGCACCAAACTTTTCCCCTCTAACGCCACCTAACTGCTCCGCACCCTTACACAAAACTCTCGTCTCAAACCCGTCTTTATGGCGGAATATACTATCGCCCTCGCTATCCTTCGTTATTCTTACACCTAGCTCCTTTATCTTCGGGTTCTCACGGTATTCTTTCTTAATGTTCTCCAAAGACTGCGTTGCCTTGTCATAAGTGCTCTGAGCTATAACAATAAAATGCTTCCGTTTAAAAAATATCGCATGGCTCGGCGTTAATAACGTCAAAATCGTGCTTTTAGCGAACCCACGAGGAGCCGCTACCGCCAAAAATCTGTTATACTTCGCCTCTTTTACGATCTTTAAATGAAAAGGAGCACTCCCCACTCGGAAATGCTCCTTCAAATAGTACATACCCCACAATAAAGAATTGTTCTCAAACTCTTTTACTATGGAATCGGTGATACTGACATCACCCGACGGATTTAACACTTCTTTCCGCCCTTTTTTCCTTTAGATTTCTTCACTTTACCTCACCTCCCGTAGATATAATCTCCCCGTCCTGCACCTCGCCCATCTCCAACACCTTATTCATCCCCCGCAACCGCTCCGCCACCAGTAATAAATGCTCCCTATCCTCCGCCGATAACACTATCCGGTGATTAACATCCACCCCACCCTCAACCTTCAAATTTATACTCTCCCACCCACGCGCCTTCATGCCTTTATCGAAATACCGCTCCCGTATAGCCAAATCAGGCTCCTCAATCTGCTCTATACACCCATTAACCACCTTCTCAATAACCTTAACAGCCCCTAACCCCTCATCCAATACCCTTGCGAGCCTCTCATCCGTCACCCCTGCCCTGTCCAACGCCTCTAAACGCCTCTGTATTGAAGCCTCTGCCCTAGATAGTCCTCGACCATCACTAACATCAGAAACTTTAACTGCGTCAATCCTAGCGTTATCCAGCCCCATATATAATCCAACCTTATCTTTTTCTATCGTCTTCGTTCCCATGTCTCTACTTAACATGTTTTCTTGTTGTGGTCAAGTTTAAAATTTTTTGGCGCGTGCGAGTGAGGGCTAGCACAAGCACCACCCACCCCCTATGCCCGAATTCGTCCGACAATCCCACGTTCCACGTGAAACAACATATTATGTCAAGTACGCTAGTTAACATAATATCAATTATAGGAAAGTAGTGTAGTAGTTGTTATGTAAGTGATTATGTACCAACATATTATAGCAACTCAACTACTATTGGACTACTATTAACCCCTATGCCATGCCCTAACCTTGCCCCTAAAACCCCGCCACAGGGCATCTAGACGCAAATAAAAGGCATCTACGGAGTGTGTCTAATGGCATCTAACAAGGGCAATAATCACAACTAAAAACCCAGCATTTTAATCATTAATTCTAACTTAGCACTCTACCGCCAAGACTGCTATTTATACTTGCATTGTTTGACGTTATTTGACATACAGACGTAACAGCACAGAACAGACGCATTATCTGTTTTTATCCGCTTATATATATAGGGAACATACTGAACATACGT